GTTTGGCACAGGCAATGAATTTAACCATGCTAAGGGGGAGTCCATTTATAAAGCATCCCTAAGAAAGGAGCTTGTTGACTCTTATCAAATCCAAATAGAATTTAAAGGGAGTAAGCCAGGACCAATACAAAAACTCAAATTAACTAACCAAAAAATTATTAGTTGGGATGATTACTGGGTCGATGAGGATCTAGATTTAATGGTTGACCCTTTGATTTCAGAAATAAATCTTCAAAGGAACTCTTTGGTGTATGTGAATATGAGTTTGCCAAGGGCAGAGCTAACCAGCCTAACCCTTGAAGGGAACAGAAACTTAACCCACCTCTACATTCACCATACCCCTAAACTACAGCGTCTCGATTTGTCTAATTGCCCATCTCTTTCTTACGTAAGTTTGGGAGAAAACCGATCTATTACTCATCTCAGCATTAACGGGTGCGGGTTAGTTTCTAGCGTAGTTGAGCAGGTTCTAAGGGACTTTAGGCCAGTAATCACATCTAGCGCTAACGAGAGAGGAGCCGGAATGTTTAGAAAGAAGTTTAGTACGGTTTTAGACCTTAGAGGCAATGACCTGGACTGGTCGAATAGCCGAATCAGCAGCAAGGTTAGGATGTTGCTATGTAATAATTGGGTAGTTAAGTGGGATCAAAACCCTCCGACCGATGTCATTCCACCTGCACTTTACGCGTTTTACGTTGAAAGCACCATAGCGAAGTAAGTAAACAAATGGCCGATCTCCGGACCAGATTTTTAGAAGACTATGCGGGTGGACTCCTCAATATCGCCAGGCAAGAGATTTCCAGTACCGGGGAAGTCCTGGCTCAAGACGGATTTGTGGATGGATTATCCCTATTTGTTGAAGATGGTAGGGGGGTTAAGAGTGGACTGAGACTTGGCAGCTCATTAGTTGAATGTGTTGATCCGACTACCGATACGGGAGTACTAAATGTCCGGACTGCTGATAGAACCTACGCGAAAATTAGAGATCTTAAGATCTTTTCTACGGCAGTAGCGTCGGCCCAGGCTGCCCTATCGCAATCAGTGGCAGAGTCACTAACTAATTTGGAGGGGGCCTTTGACTCCCTTGAAAATGACTTAGAAGTGTATAGGGCTCGAACAAATGATCTGATTGACAGTGTGAACCAGACAATATCAGGGGTTTCTACCAGACTGACTGAGTCTGAGGGGCAGATCTCAACCCTGACAACTTCCCTGACTGAGGTATCATCGCGCCTGTCTAGTGTTGAATCAACTGTCGGATCATCTGGTATCTCTAAGACTGAACTAACAGCTAGCGTCACTAGCCCAATCATCGACGATGGCTCTACATCGGATCTACAAGTGGATCTATGGAATTACTACGCTTTGCTCTATGTGTCTACTGATGTGCCGGCCTGGGTAAGCTTCTATGTGTCGGCTGAAGCGAGAGCTAATGATGATAGAATTAGCTCGGAGGAGCCGGGCGAGGGAGTTATTGCCGATGTAGTGACTGAGTTTGGCTCCTTGACTAAGATTTTTGCTCCGGCCATTATTGGATATGGCGGTAATACTACCGCCATTGTTCGTATCCGCAATACGAGCGGACTATCTAGCAGAGTGACAGTAAACGCCCGTTACGTCAAACTCTAAAGGATCTGGAACGCTTGTCCAAGCCCAGTACGGACATAATGTGGCGATTCATTTTAATCGCTAGCTTTGCGTCTGAGGGAGACAGGGTCTCTACCTTATCGGAAACGTCTGCAACTTCCACAACCGCCGTTTCCTCTGATTCGGAAACCGGCTCCTGGATCGTTACTACTGGCTTTTGGCGTTTGCGCATGGTAGGCTTGCTCAACAAGACGGGCTGAGTTTCCTCCGTTTTTTCTGGCCCATTCGTGCCAGGCTGCAAGTTGGGACTTGGTGAAATTTCCATGAGGCATTGGTCTGCTTAGTCTGTATAGCTTTCACCTACTGAGTCATGGCCTGGAGAGTGTAGTTAGGCAAACGTTGAGGCCAATAGACAAAACGTGAGATTTGACCATTAAGCTTTGAACTTCCCGTTCCGAGTCCTCCGATATCTATTTGATTAATTCCTGTAGGCATAGCACCTCCAGTATCAACAGCAATTGCACTAGTGTTTGCAACACGGGCAAAGTTATTAACCTGGACACCAAATGCAACCCTGTACATCGCACCTACGACAGGAAGAAATTGGCCGCTGAGCAGATTAGCAACTAAAGACCCTCCAGAAAACACAAGACTTTGCTCTGGAAGGATTCCTTGAATACTATTGTTATTGTCCCCAGACGCAGTTGCTAAAAAGAGTCCTGGTGTGCCGCTAAACATGTTTGTATGAACCGCTGAATAAAATGTCCCTTCGTCCTGTCTATACCAAGAACTAAAATTTGTCCCAGCAATACCCACTACGTCTTCACTTCGAGTAGCTGCAGTTCCTGTGGTGGGGATATAGCTAGTCGAAAAGGAGCCAATCTCAAGTTGAGGTCCGGCCAATCTGACAGTAAAATCATAAGTATTACCCACCGTACATGTAAATGTCATTTCCCAATTAATAAAAGCCGTGGTAGATATGTTAATTTGCCCACTCCCTGTAAATCTTTGAAGTGTTGAAGTTGGAGTAACTGACCCGATTAGATTAATCTTACCGACAAAGTTAGAAGATGAGTCCCATAGGTTTGCTGCTGGCGAGGCTGTAATATTGCTCATTGAACCTCCAACCAACTGATAGTATAGTGAAGCCGACCAAGACTGAGACTGAGCGGCGGCTACTACACCTGGACTCTGAAATGAAATAGTAAATTGTGATGAGGTAGGTGTTCCCGATAGTCTAATATCAACATAGCTTATATCACCAATAGTACCCGTACCTACAATCTGACGTGTCCAGCCATTGGAGTTTCCTTGGGCACTCCACCCGGTAGGCATAGTTCCAGGCGAGCCGGTGACAACTCCTGACATATCAAAACTGTTCCGAATCTCATTAATTCTCTGCTCTTCTACCAGTAGCCCTAGGCTTTCGCCGGTTATTAAGTTGTGGTCGAAGCGTGGTACGTCATTGGCTGCTATTCTTGGCAACCCCTCTCTATCGGTAAAAGTCGCACTACTTGCCCGGGTGAAAGTCACCAGAGATCGCCCCGTGATCTCATCCACCAACGATCTACTCTCAGCAAACCTAATGTCTACGCTAGGTATGGCACGGGCGCGTCTCCAAAGGTCATTTTTAATCCAACCTGGTGTAAAAGCAGTACGAGTACGTGGTATAGCTAAACTCATAGACCGGCTTCGAGAGTGTTTACACGGAGTTCTACAGTGCTAGCGGAGACAGGAGTGTAACCGTTGCGAGTTTCAATTTGCGCAAATAAACTAGTACTTGCAGAGGCTAACCTGATGAGTCTCCCTGAGTAGTCTGTTTGAGTATACAAGGAGTTACCAAAATCCTGTGGCGTGGGTAGATCTACAAACCCCACATAGGAAGCTCTATCACCAGAAACTAAATTAAATGCAGCATTGTCAGCAATAGCAGTTGGAGATGAGGAGTAAAAATGCACCCTGAATGCCCCCATACCGGAGGGAATAGTACTATCACTAAATACCAAAGAGATACTTTGGATGAGAATAAAGCCATTGGATGGCCCCATATTAGTAAGGGTGATGATGGCTGAGCCCCCCGTATCACCAACCACATCACCTGCGGCATATGCAGTAGTGTTACTTGGTCGGGTAATAGTTACGGAGGAGCGGTAAGCTTTGCTGTCAACTGTTAGGCTTCCACCATTGTCACTAACAGCAGTAGTAGCTAGACCGTCATCATAGACAACAAGGAGTTTGTCTGTGTTAGAGTGGCCAGTAGTACTTGCGTTTAGGGTGAGGACAGGAGAGCTATAAGAGCCGGAAAAATCTGACCCGGCTTGTGGTTGAAAATAAATGACGCCGCGAGTGATATTCGCAACGTGCATAATGTTGTTGATGTCCGGCGGTACGGTCCCAGAAAACGTGATCGTTTTCGCAGTGGAGTTGAATGTGTAGTTGGATGGGGAAAGAGAATACTTCATGGTAATTACCCTAAGGCTATTGCAAGACCCGCTGCTAGTCCTACTGTTACAATACTATTTACCTTGACTTTGTCTGCGCTACTCATTAGGCCCGGTAGTGAATTTGTAGCTTCTGGTAAAACTACATCGGAGCCAGTACTGCTAGACAAAGTTCTACTAGCAGCGTCATAAGACAGGTCCGTTGGTGCAATACTGTTTACTTTGACTTTGTCCGCACTACTCATCAAACCTGCCAGAGAGGTTGTAGCCTCTGGTAGGACTACGTCGGAGCCGGTACTACTTGATAGAGTTCTAGTGGCAGCGTCATACGAAAGATCCGTAGCTTGACCTTCGCCCGTACCTTCTCCTACCAGATCCAGGTTCCCCGTAAGAGGGTTAAATTGATATGCCATTAGGGGTTAAGCCTCGTCAGGGTAGGTAATTAAGCCACTAATTACGTTTCCACCACCCCCATAAACGAGCGCAACAGTAGCAATAGTCACGCCGTCTTTTTTATATACTATTTCGGTTGGTGACACATCATCATCCATCTCAAATTCGTCGTAAGGGGGAAGAGCAAATCCACCGATAGTAGGGATCGGATTACCAATATCATTCCCAATCTCAACTTCGGAGCCCAGGGTCACATCCCCCTCAATAACCAAATTGCCCGAAGCTGGGTTGATTATGTTACCTTCTGCGTCGGCCAACTGCATCACTTGAAAGGTCCGACCTCCAGCAATATTCAGTGCTTCGTCGTTGATTTGGCCCGGGTTATTGTAATTTGGGACAGCCATAGGCTCAGTTGTTTCTGATTAGCTTTCACCCAAAATCCTTTAGTGGCATGGTTGGTGTTAGTTGCCCCCGAAGATGCGGCGTTGAACCCAGCGCTTGGCGACTGGCTTCACGACGGCTTCGGTGAGGCCGAGGCCCAGGAAGACGATGGCCAGATTGAGGATGGTCATAGCTGGGGTAGTGACCTGGCGATGGTCAGAGAGTTACACGCCGGAAGGCGCGGACATTTCGAGACGTGGATTTTGTTCTGGCAAGCACGGCTCCATTATCAAAATTAAACTCTATTCCTGTAGTTGCTCCGAATTCTGTTGATGACCAGTGCGCTGCGGAAGCCGAAAACGCCTCGCTGCCGCCAGTGGCAAAATGAGTCAAAGGCGTTTGCAATGGATCTTCAGTCTTAAAGTTTGATGCACGGATAGGGACTGAATAGTTAGTCGCACCAGTGCTAGTACTATTTAGGGTTGTGGTTGGCTTAAGGTTGCAGTAAGCAATTATGAGTTCATCGCGAGCCGGAAGATACCAGTCCGTAAAGCCACCGATGCTAAGATCAACGCAATACTTGGCTGCAGGGTGAACATTTATGCCACCAGCAGTCATCGCGTCAGTATTGGCTCGCCCGTCAAAAACACTAGCCGTTCCGGTTGTTGCGGTAGTCCCTGATTTCCATAAGTACTGCGTTGCCGTAGCGTAACCAGTACCGCTGGCCCCCGTCGCTCTCGGCGCCACAATCAGCGCATGGGTCGGGTTGCCGTCTGCGGTGTGACTGATATAACCCGCAAAGTACCCCCCACCAAAAGGCTCACCGATCACTGCCGGGATGTACTGTTTTGCTGAAATTAACCAACTCATTGCTTATGCTCCGTGTGGGTAGGGATTGTTTTTAGGGGATCGCCGCAGCGAAGGCGTTGATCAGCGCGGTGACGCGGGCGTCGAGAAGGGCGAGATCCAGGGCTCCGCCGATGCTGTAAAAGGCGAGGCGTGGTGAAGACAGCGATGTTCCGCCTCCTGCAAACACGGTATTGATGCCAGAGGCCGGAGCAAGCGATGAGACCGTGGCGTTCCTGACTTGCCTATCGCTAATGAAGTTGTAGGAAGACGAGGACGATCTCGATATTCCATAAAGGCCAGTTCCCGTTGCATAAGCGCCAGCAAATGTAGTGCTTGTAGAATCTGAGCAAGATGTAATTACGTCAGTGGTTGACTGGATGAAGATTCTTGTCCTTCCTGCAATAGGCCCTGTTCCCATCATGCTGCGAACTACAGCCAAAGACTTTGCGGTAGCAAATGTGGACATATGCCTGTTGTTCTGTAGATCAGCGGTGTTGCCTCTATTAGTATCGAGATACTTTGTACTTCCGTCTCCAATCAGCCCCGTCTTGCGGTTGTAATCCCCACTCACAAAGTTAAAGTTCGTTGGCGCCACCCCCACCAACGGCACCAGCGCTCCCGACAACGTGCGGGCACCAGCCAGGATGCAGCTTGCCTTGATGGCACTCCAGATCCCATCAGCCTTACACCCAAGCACAAAATTATCAATCGCAATCTTGACCTTCTCCTCCAGTGCCTGACCATCGGCCTGCTCCACTGCTGCGATGTAGGCCGCAGCGTCAGGATCCATTGGTTGCCACGTTCTTTGCATCACCAGCCTTGCTCCACTCGGATTCTTGATAATCAGCGTCATACCGTCACCTCGCCATTAGCGTCATTGACTTCTGTCGGAGCCGGACCCTTTAACTGCTGCCCGTCCGCCTGCTCCACGGCAAGAATATAGGCCGAAGCATCATCATCAAATTGAAACCCGGAACGCCAAACAAGACTCATTGCTCAAACCTCCGATTTACGTAACCATTGCATAGCTGATTCGACAACAAAAGTGTCCGGGTCGTCGGACAAATACTGGCCCCGGGGACCCCGGGGCTGATCCCAAACCCATATTGAGCCGTCCGGTGCTTCATAATGTGTATAGCGGGGTGGGTTTACCGGCGCAGCCCATCCCGCGATCATTCCCCCACCGGTTGAGGGGTCGGGTGATCGTAAGAAAGCAATTCCTCTTTACGCTCCTCAGTGATTAGATCTAGGCTGATAAGTAGGTCTAGGCCTTGCTCCAGGCGAGGATCCTCAAATGAGACGTTGGGAGATCCTGTAAGTTGCTGAATCAGGGATGCGACTTCAGGATTAGTTTCACTTGCGGTCCGGATCGCGGTGTATTCATCGGATGTGAATTTTGCCATGAGGGCAGCGGAGGTAATTACACCAAGGCGGAACAATTCGGCATAGCTGTTGCCTTGGTTGGTTAGTAGTTCCGTTGCGATAGCTTCGGCGGTGGTGCTGTTGCGGTTACCAGCTTCGATTAAGCCGTAGTAAGCTCGGTCGGATAGGGTGAGGGTTAGGGTGTTCATTGATGGTTAAAGAGAGGGAAAGGAAAAAGGAAAGAGTGTGGCTATTGCTTTAGGGCGGTATAGCCGCACTAAGAGCATTCATGAGGTCAGTGACGCGGGCGTCTAGGAGGGTCAGGTGTAGGGATTCGCCGATGCTGTAGAATGAAATTCTACAATTGGTGTAGGCTGTTGCTCCGTCCCAAAAAAGCGCAAATGTCCCAGAAGTTGGAGAGGTAGATGACCGGGTCGCAATTCCGTTTGTTCCCCTCGCCCTATAGATAAAATCTAAATTATTGCTGCGAGAAATCCCCATAAATGGAAAATCAGTCGAATTTAGTTGATGGGTATCGGCAATATTTATGCCTGCGCTATTTACCGCCATCCCTAGGAACGTTTGAAGAGATATAGCTACTGTAATACGCGTATTACCACCGGCTATATACGTTCTAGAAAAATTTGCTGAAGTCAAGGGAGAATATATTGCTACATGTTTACTATTTTGAGTGCCGTACAGAGGACTTGAGTTGTCAACCTGAGTAGAAATATATTTTCCGCTAGAACCCCCTTGAATACCTGTCCTTCTGTTGTACTCACTGGAAGTAAATGGTCCCACATTCGCCGGTGCGGGCCCCACCAACGGCACCAACGCCCCCGCCAACGTGCGGGCACCGGCCAAAATACAACTCGCTTTAATCGCAGTCCAGATCCCGTCCTCTTTGCATCCCCGCACAAAATTATCAATGGCTACTTTTGTTAGTTCTTCGAGGCCTCCGGGTGATCCGGCCGCAGTATCCGCTGCTTCGACAGCGGCAATGTACGCTGCTGCGTCAGGGTCGGATGGGGCCCAGACGGGGGAGATTTTGAGAGAGGAGGGGGTTGTTAGGGGCATGGCTTGGGGTCAGAAGTCAGGGAATGGGGCAGTGGGTGGGGTGAAGTTGGCGGTGTAGCGGGCTACTCCAGGAGTTAGCCGAAACTCATCAATGAATCCAGTGAATGCTGCGTCACCATCTTGGCGAGCACCAATGCGCGTATTAAGTGATGCAGTAGTAGTTGCGGCAAAACTACCAGCCGCAGTACCGCCAATGTAGTAGGTGACCGTGCCACCAGAAGAAACTAAAGCGACGTGCTGCCAAGTATTTGCAGTAACAGTAGCCGTGCTAGCGGAACGCAATATGGCATTTTCATAAACCTGGAGATAGCCGATGGAGTTAATGAAAAACGCGAATCCGTTGCTTTGTGGATCGGACGTGGATCTGCAGTCGTAGATGACCCGATCCCTGCCAGTTGTAAATGTTGGTCGAATAAACACTTCAACAGTGTAATCGCCAGACTGTGGCGAGACGCTGGCAATGGTATTAAGCCAGTCTCCTGTGCCGTCAAACGCAATACTCGCCCCACCAAACCTACTCTGTGCCGTACTGATCTGGGCATTGCCAACGGCAGTGACCGCCTTGGGTGATGGACTGCTATCGACAATTGTGGTACTGCCGTTGGCGCCATTCCCATGCAGCAAAAGCGACACATTTGAAATGTGTGGATCTATATTGATGGCGTCGTCTCGCGCTGTGATTATTGTGCTCATGGGATTGCGGCTCCGATGGCGTTGATTAGGGTGGTGACGCGGGAGTCGAGAAGGGCGAGGTCTAGGGCTTCGCCGATGGAGTAGAAGGCGAGGCGGGCAGAGCTATATCCACCAGAGGTGCCAGTCTGGTAAAAGACTATATTTGCATTATTTGGTGTTTGACTTGTGGATGCTGATATTACTGTCGCTGAAGATCTCCTGTGCGAAAACTCCGAAGATCTACTGCGGCTCATTCCTGCAAACCCAGCAGCAACTGGGCTATTCGCCCCAAAAGACGAGTTAATCCAGAACGCGCCGCTTGCGCCATTTGCCTGAATACGGGTCTGGCCTGTCGACCCACCGGATTCAGAGCTTGAATATCGAATTAGCGTACCAGAGGTGTCCAGCGAAGATATGTAAAGGCTTATGTGCTTGCTGTCTTGCGGATCAGCATTGTTGTTGCGGTTGCTATCCAAATACTTCGTACTCCTATCTCCTATCAGCCCCGTCTTCCGGTTGTAATCTCCAGCCACAAAATTGAAGTTTGTCGGCGCTGCCCCTACCAACGGTACAAGCACCCCGTTAAGCGTCCGGGCCCCAGCCAAAATACAACTCGCCTTAATCGCATCCCAAATCCGATCTTCCTTACACCCAACGACAAAGTCGTTGTATGCCTTTGCGACCGCATATTCCAGACCCCCAGGTTGGCCGGCTGCAGCATCAGCCTGCTCCACTGCCGCAATATAAGCCGCAGCGTCCGTATCAGTGATTCCGTTAAAGCCTGTGCTGTAGATTATTGTCATGGAGGGGAGGATATTAATGTCAGGTGGCGATGAGTCCCAGTTCACGGAGTCGGCTCAGGGCCGCCTCTAGTTTGGCTTCCAATTCAACGCAATACTCTAGAAGTTCGGTATTTGTTGGTGATGCTGCATTTGCGATAGTCACCGTTCCATCTGGTGTTGGCAGTGAACCGGTTGTCGCAGTGGCGGTTAGGTCTGCCACGGCGGCGGGTTGATCTACAGGTGTCGCGCCGTAGAAGCCGAGTAGGCTGGTGGATGCGCTGCCGATCTTCAGGCCGCGCAGGGTGCCGCCACCGCCGCCGGCTTCGGTGTCAATGATCGCCTCGTTGCTGGCCCAGCGGAAGTTCAGCCGCTCGAAGTTGGTGGCGCTGGTGAAGGTGTTATAAATGCGCAGGCCTGTTGCACTGGTTGGAGCAGCCGCATTACGAATCTCAATGGCGCTTGATGATCCGCGATAAATTGCAATGTCGCCAGATAACCATGTAAAACGGTTTGAATCGGCAGCCGAAAATGATGATGCGCTTACCCCGAACGTAAAAGTCCCGCCGCTGGCGCATGTCAATGCACCACTGGCTGCAATCCTAAAAAGACTCGTCCCATTCACCTGCAAATCCAGCAGGTTTCCAGTAAACCCGCTCGGCGCATTAACCCCCAGCCCCGTTCCGTTGGTGCTCCACGCTGTAGACGTAGTGCCCGCCGGTTCAATCAGGAACTGCGGCTTCGTCGTCGTCGCGGTGCCACCTGTGAACCACGTCCCGGTCAAAGATAGCGGAGGAGTAGACGCAGCGGCGTTGGTTGGGAATAGAACAGGCCTCAACGTACCGCCACCAGAACCCACCTCAGTGCCGATTTCTAGGGCATTGGAGTTCCAACGAAGGAATCCTCTTTCGTAGTTGCCGGTGGCGCTTACGTCAGTGCCTGTGATGGTGTTGTAGAGGCGGAAGGTTTGGGGATTGGTGGTACGGCGCTGGGCGAGGGTGTCGGCGGCGTCGCGAATAATAACAACATCTCCTGCAGAGGATGCCCAACCTCCGCACAGTTCTATAGACGGAGTTCCGTTAGTAGCTGCTTGAGCAAATCGATAAACGCCGTTACTAATCCTCACTAATGGATTGGTGGAACCTGTAGGAAAAATGTCAATCCAGGAGGAAGACGCAATTCCACCCAAAACGCTACCTGTAATTGAAATTCTTCCAGTTGATGGAACTGAAAATACACTGCTCCCGTTCACCTGCAAATCCAGCAGGTTGCCCGTAAACCCACTCGGCGCATTAACCCCCAGTCCCGTCCCGTTAGTACTCCATGCCGTCGACGTAGTACCTGTCGGCTCAATCAGAACGTGAGGCTTGGTAGTGGTTGCTGTGCCACCTGTGAACCACGCCCCACTGAACCTCTTGGCAGGACTGTCAGCAACACTACTATAGGTGTTTGTTAGACGGCCAGACAGAGTCAAGTTACCGCTCGTGTCTGCGGATAGTGTGGTTAGACCCGCATAAACCCCTGCATTATTGTAAATGAGTTGGCCATTTGACCCCGCAATCAGGCCCACTGTGCCCGAGCGATCCGGCAAAGTGATGAAGCGGTTGGCGGTAGGAGTGATGCTTTGGATAGTCGTTGTAAACGTCGACCCACCATTCACCACAAAGTCATTATTTGATGTGACAGTTCCGGTGGCGGACAGGGCCAAACGAGTTACGCCATCGGTCTGCAGTTCCATGGCGCGGGCAGTGCCGCCACCGGAGCCTTTCTCAGTGCCGATGCGGAAAACATTGCTGGACCACTCCAGTTTGCCACGTTCGTGGTCTGTGGCGCTGGTGAAGGTGTTGTAGAGGCGGAAGGTCTGGGCGTTGGTGCCACGGCGCTGGGCGAGAGTGTCGGCGGCGTCACGACGCAAATCAAGATCTGTTGTAACAAAATTATTGCTAGAGCCAAACCCCAAGACAGCATTCTGGCTTAATGAGAGAACAGGGGTTCCAGAAACTCCGTCAACTATTGCTCCCCCGAATGTATAAATATAGCTAGTCACGGAAGCATTCCCAAAGCGCAGTATACCTCCAAGAGCTCCGGTTATTCCACCAAGTTGAAAACGACCGGCCATCGCAAACCCACCATTTCCGTTGCTTGGGACAACTACTTGCCCAAAGCCTGATGTAGCATCGGGATTGCTATTGACCCTGAGCAGGGTACTTCCGTTCACCTGCAAATCCAGCAGGTTCCCCGTAAACCCACTCGGTGCATTAACCCCCAATCCTGTCCCGTTGGTGCTCCAGTTCGTCGAGCTCGTACCCGCCGGTTCAACAAGAAGCTGTGGCTTTGTGGTAGTTGAGGTTCCCCCCGTAAACCAAGTGCCAGTTAGGTCCAGGGGAGGTAGCGAAGCTGCTCCGTTTGTGGTAATGTTGACATCTCCGCTCGCTCCAATTTGGACTCTGGTTGTCCCGTTGGTTTGGAGATCCAGAGGCCTAGCAACCCCTGTACCCAGATTCTCAGTGCCCACTCTCAAAGCCGGATCGCCAAAAACCATGGCGACACGGGAACCAGTGCTACCAACAGTCTGTGACTGACTGACTGTCCAGGTAGTGCCGGAGCCGCTGATTATGCGGGTGCCAGGCAACACTCCGGTTCCGGTGACAATCTGGTTGACGGCAATACCTGTGCCTGAGTCAACAGTCAGAGTTGTGCCGGAAATAAAACCGTTGGTAGTAGCTGTAGAGGTGCTACGCTCCCAGGCAATCTTACCGAGAGAGTAGTTACTGGAGTCGGTGAAGGTGTTGTAGACTCTGAAAGTTTGGGCGTTGGTGCCGTTGCGCTGGGCGAGGGTGTTAGCGGCATCTCTAAAAATAGTCAGATCTACAGGGTTTCCTATATCTCCAGATGTAAACGCATAATACTTGTTTGATTCGACAATATACCCGCCCGAGCTTAGAGAGACAGCGGTAATACCGTTAAAAAGCGCCCGGATGGTTCCTCCTCCGGTGGCTTGAAATCTCGTCCCAGTCCCACCGGAACCTCCTAGGGCTATATATCCTGTATTTTCTGGTACAGCAAATGAGCGAGCTGCTAAAATGTCCCCACTGCTATTAGCGGATAGCATTCTTACCCCATTCACCTGCAAATCCAGCAAGTTCCCGGTAAACCCGCTTGCGGCATTAACCCCCAGCCCCGTCCCGTTGGTGCTCCAGGCTGTCGAGGTAGTACCTGCCGGCTCGATCAGAACATGGGGTTTTGTAGTAGTGGCCGTACCACCACTGAACCAAGTACCCGTAAATGTTTTTGCCGGAGCAGAGCCTACAGTGGCATTGTAGCTGTTTACAAATCTTCCGGAGGTGGTAAGGACGCTCCCGTCGTAAGTTAGCGTTGAAGCTCCGGCGAGAGACCCTGCATTATTCCAAATAACCTGCCCACTAGACCCACCAACGAGAGCCACAGTCCCCGTCGCATCGGGGAAACTGATAAATCGGTTGGCGGTCGGAGTAATGGACTGAACCGTTGTGGTGAATAAACCACCATCATTCAGCTCAACATCACCGCCAGCAGTCAGACTGCCATACAGATTAGCGTTACCACCTACGCTAAGGCTTTTAGTGGTGTCATTCCATGTAAAGTCTGAACTCCCTCCAAAGGAGCCATTATCATTAAACTGAATGTTGGTATCAGAACCACCAGGTGTACCACCACCCTCACTATCGCCTACCAGGTCCAGATTACCGGTAAAAGGATTAAACCGAAATGCCATCTTAATCAGACCTCGCTAGGATAAGTGATTAGGCCACTAATTACGTTTCCACCCGCCCCGTAAGCAAGCGTAACGGTTGCAACAACTACACTATCTTTTTTATATACTATTTCAGTCGGAGAAATATCATCGTCCATCTCAAACTCGTCATACGGAGGCAGTGCAAACCCGTTAATGGTGGGGATAGGATTACCAATGTCATTTCCGATCTCGACTTCGGCCCCTAACGTAACATCTCCCTCCAGGACAATATTGCCCGAGGCCGGATTAATTACATTTCCGTCCGCGTCGGCCAACTGCATAACTTGGAAGGTTCGGCCACCGGCGATATTCAACGCTTCATCGTTGATTTGGCCAGGGTTATTGTAATTTGGGACGGCCATAGACTAATTTATTTCCTGATTAGCTTTCACCCATTTATTCAAGCAAAGTGTCAGACGCATCCGAAGGTTTCAGACTTGGCCTCCAGTCACTCCAGCCCCACAGATCCTCATTTCCAAAGTCGTGAGGGAGTTGTAACTTGCTGTCAGAGATGTATGCGCGAGTATTTCTGAGTGGTCCCGGATTAACCCTATTAGACGTGTAGAGATACTCAGGGTTTTTTAGAATCTCCCTGGTAAAGGAGCTGGCCTGAGTCTCTCTGGAGCGGTAGTCCCTTCGACTCCTAGATCCATCCCATTTTCCGTACGGACTATCAGACATAACAAGGCCTAGCCTCCTACAAAGCCTTCAACCCTCCTGTTCTCAAACCTTTAAATATCCGTTTAAAGCATAGCGATATAGGGTAAACCCTACTCTCCTAACTTATGGCCCTCTCATCTAAATCACTTCGGGAGATTGAATCTCTTACAGAAGCACCCCTGGACTTTGACTTCGGAGAGCCAGAGGTAATTCCAGTAGAGATCGCACCGGGCAAGTTCTTGTCTCTCCACGAGCCGTCCGCCGAAGACCTGATCGAAATCGATCGAATCTCCGAAGACAAGGAGCTCAATGAGATCGATGCGACCCTCAAAACCATCTGCATTTTGCATAAGCCGGACGAGGGGGGTCGTAAACTGACCCTCAAGGATGCCAGAAAGCTCCGAGCGAAACAGATTAAAGCCCTAGGTGTTGCTATCAATACACTGCTAGGCAACGATCCGGAACCAAAAAAAGAAGAAGAAAACGACACCAAAAGTAAAGACCAGGATTAATCACAACTACACAATTAGTTGTGTGGATGGGGCTGGAAGGTCGGTGTCATTCCGGGACATTACCGGAAAGGACCTAGAAATGCTAGATTTGGTAATGAAGGGGTCAGAAAATAATGTCCGGTCCGAATACGTGCTAGACATCCTGTCCACCCTCTGCACCAACTCTAACGCCAACTTTAACAAACTTCCTCCCCGAATCATACGGGTCCTCTACAACGAACTAACCACCCACATCCTAAAAAACTACATCCCTAAAGAGAACTGGCTAAGGCAATGCTACTCAATCCAGAACGGCTCATTCCAGAACTTAGAATCGATGGAGATGGTGCCGATGTCAAAATTCGTGGCGATGTGCCAAATACACCAGGAAGCAATTGACCAAATCAACAACTCCACCGTCCCAGAAATTCAGCAAGGAAGCAACCCCTGAGGAGCTTCTTCAGTTGATGGTGATACTTTGTACTATATCGACAAATCAAAATATTGTAGAGCTGAATAGGTTTGTCGTAGTGGTTTCTAGAATGATAGGTCCGGAGGACTTTAATTATCTATTGCGCCACACCATTAAAATGATGGGAGATAGAAAATGTGGTGATTTGCTGTGTTCTGATTGGGTGATGACAAAGCTCTTTGACCTGTACAATACACTCGGTTCGTAAAACCGAACCCGGAGAGTTGAAAGCTGTACGAGAGGTCTGTACATTTATGGAGAGCAACCTTGGCTAATCAAGTCACCATTAATGCCTCAGCCATTAATCGCCCTGGCGTTTTTGTAGCGCAATCGATTAGTGGCGGGCTCCCACAGCCTATCGCAAGCCACGCAGTTGGATATTTGTTCGGTACGACTCCGGCCGACGAATATTACGAGGGCGATGCGGAAGGCATCTATTCATCCTTTTTGCCATATAAACTGACTCAAGTCGGTTCGGCTCAAGATTTTCTGAATCGGATTGGAGGTACGTTGCCAGTCGGTAGCACTGGAGCCCTGGCAACCTACGATTCCGTCAAAGCGTTCTTTGATAATGTGGGTGTTAACGGCATCCTTTACTTTGGCCGCGTAACCCCAACCCCCGAAACCGTTATTAATCTGGCAGCTAGCGGAGCGGGTTCGGGCTATAACGCATTTGCCATCAAGATCAATGGCCGTTACTACGGTACCCCGATCAATGTCCCTGATCAGGATGGAGACGAGATCCGTGTCATCACAACTACTGCCATTGATGCGATCGACAATGCCCGCGACCTCTACAACTACCTGTCAGGCCTAGACTCTGACGGCTTCTCTGATTTCTTCTCTGTGGAACAGACCGCTACGGAGGCAACTCAGGGCAAGTTCCGCATCTTTTCTCGGGACAGCACTATCCTGCCTGAGATTGAGAGATTTGTGGCGTATCAGTTCAGTGATACGACTTTTGTTTCTCCTTTGAACCTGGATACGGCCTCAGTCGTTCAGCTATTCACATCCGTCAAGGAGATCAATTTCCGTTGCAATTCCCGCAACGTAACAACCGGCGAAAAGATCCTTTATGTCGATGGTTCGAGCCTGAGTCTGTTCATTGCTGCCGCTAATGCTGCTTCGGCTGGCACTTATGACCCGACTACCGATCAATCTGACATTCTAAAGGCATACCTTATCGCTAATGGGGACTACGCCAACGCAGCTAGTATTCCTGACGACAAAGTAATCGCTGTCAGCAAGGACTTTAGTTCTGGTGTCGGCAGTGGTGACAAATGGGCCGATGCCGATGCGGCTTATTGGGAATACACCAACAGCACCACGACCTTCGCTAAGCTTGTTTCAGGCCCTAACGCCATCGTTCCTACCGGCACTGTTAGCGCCGATGGCATGACCCGAACCGGCTATCTCCCTGATTCGGTTCAAGTCTTCTATGTTAGTGTTGCTGGTGAAAACCGTGCCATTGTTGTCAATGGTGCTACGCCTGATGAGCTGGCTGAGGGCCTGAGAGACGAGATTGAGGCAATCCTCACCGAAAAAGAACTGGCCCAATACTATACCGTCGAGGCTGTACCTACCGGCTCAAACTATACCGGTACTAGCTACGTTCCAAATAATGGCTACAAGTCTACCTCCAACCTTGTTAGCGATGCTGGTTCGCCCTTTATTCACCCCGACCTTGGCGATGTCTCTCTGACCGGCACTGTTGCAATCAGCGGTGGCACCGTCACTGGTACCAACACCAAGTTCCTCGAAGAGATTGGCGTGGGTGATGTGATTGTTGTGAATGGGACCCGGTTTACCGTTACTGCTCGGACCACTAACACTGCTGCCACTGTAACCCCCAATAACGTAACTGTCACGGCTGGCGCTACGGCATTCCTTGACAAGTCCCTGGCAAATGGGTTCGGCTCATACGAGTACGTGCTGCGAGTCCGGATCACCTCCAAGAATGGTCTGGTAAGCCCTGTCCTGACTGGCATTAACCGTAACGGCCTGCTCGATGAGAATGTAGTTAAGCTCACTTCGTCTCTGGAGCAAGCGGGCTACAGCCAGTACAAACTCACCTCCTCCGCTAAGGCTCAAGACTTTGTCTATGCGATTGAGAAGGGTATGAGTGATGAGTACTATGCCCCGGGCTTCCTAATGGCTCCTGAGGCCTACAGTGAATTGGCTTACAGTGCTGGCTCGGATTTGGCGAGTGCGTCTGAGGCCCGTTCTGAGCGCCTCAAAGTAACCCAGGCACTTGTCGCTGCGGCTGAGGGCCGATTTGGTCAAACCGAAGGCATTAGCAACACTCAGCATGTTGCTCTGATTGATTGTGGTGGCGATGTCACCAACCTCTCTCAGGCCCAAGAGGAGTTGTCTCTGATCAAGCGGACCGTTGGCGTGTTCTTCGGCAATGCGGCCTTCTTCGCCCCCTACCTCAAGAACTCAGATGATCGGTTCGTTCCTCCCAGCCCTTTCGTCGCTGGTATTGCATGTGGACGTTACATCAATGAGGGCTTCCAGCAGCCTCCGGCTGGTTCCCGCTATCCGCTCCGTGGAGCTACTGGTCTCCGCTTCAGCATTAGCGCTCAGCAACAGGAAGTAACTTACGCCCTGGGCCTGAACCCTATTCGTTCCCTCCCGAACCGTGGAATTGTTGTCTGGGGCTCACGGACTCTTTCCAGTTCCCCTCTCTTCCGCTTCGTCAATACCCGCGTTATTCTGAATGTCCTGGTGGATGTGATGAACCGCAGCTTTGATGATATTCTGTTTGAAGGGATTGACAGCTCAAACACTGTATATAGTAGAGTTAAGACTATTGCGTCCCAGGTTCTGAACCAGTTCTACCGTCAAGGCGCCCTGTACGGCAATCGTCCCGAGCAAGCTTATCTTGCTAAGTGTGACGATGACAATAACGATCCGGCTCTGCTTGAGCAAGGGACGGTTCGTCTCGATGTGTATGTGGCTACTAGCCCAACGCTAGAACGTCTAGCCGTAACTATCGCCCGGACTCCTCTAGGCCAAGTTACACTTCTCAGTGATTCATTTAGCCGTAACGAGGAAAGATTCAGTTCATTCCTGAGTGCTACTAACCTGGGAAATAGATAATAATGGCAAGACGATTCCGGCAGCCCGCTCCTGAAATCATCTTGAATGGCAATGGGCCTCTCACTGAGGCCCAGCCTAAACGTGCTGTGTACATCGAGATGTTTAAGGCCGGTCCGCAGATCAGTTCTGCAGGCCAAAAGATGGTTTTTAGCGAGGAGGATCTGGATCAGGTCGTCAATAGCTATAACCCAAGCAAGCACGAAGCGCCTCTCATCATCGGGCATGAACAAGATGATAGTACGCCTGCATTGGGCTGGGTCAGAGAAGTCTGGCGCAAGGGCAAATCGCTTTGGGGGAAAGTTGAACTTACCCCTAAGGCGGAGCGCCTTATCCGAGACGGCGTATTCAAGAAGGTAAGTAGCTCTTTCTACTTGCCCGATGCGGATACTAATCCGGTGCCGGGCAACCTGCACCTACGCCATCTTGGACTTGTGTCCATTCCGGCGGTGAAAGGCCTAACAGCTTTTTCCGAACTCATTCCCGAAGGATCAATCACAATCACTCCTAGGGAGTCTTCCATTTCATTCCAAGAAACACCTACTATGGCAAAAAAACAAACCGAAGCCTCCCCCAAGGTTGTAGATCACGCTGACGGGAAAGGCATGACCATTAATGTCAATATTAATGGCCTTAAAACCGAAACCGAACCTACTACCGTTGAGGATAGTGGTTTCGAGACTCAGAACACTGGCGCTGCCGCTCCGTATAATATGGAGTATGGCGACGGGATGACCCCAGACGCTCCTACTCCCGGCGAAGCCGATCCCTCCCTCCAACGCATGAATATGGTTGAGGGTCCTGATGGCAAGGAAATGGGCAACGAAGATGACGGTGAAGGTGAGCCTATTCCCCCGGATGGTGCGGGCCCCGATGGTACGGAAGGTGAGCAGGAAGACGAAGGCTCCGATATGGATGTGGACGATGTGTCCGGCGAAGATGACGAAGCGGTTGCCTCTGATCTCGCCTCCAAATATACCGAGGAGCAGCTCATTATGGCCCTCTACCAGCTCGCTAATTCCGGTGAGTCGGAAGAGATGGGTGAGGGTTATATGGGCTATGGTGAATCAGAGTCAGAGGACTCTACCGCCTCCTTCTCTGAGCCTGATCCGCTTGCAGAAA